AAAGATCAGATTCCGCTCTCACTAAGGAGGTGGATTTAGTTACGCCGGTAGACGGACTTAAGACTCAAGAAGATGCGAACAAGCATTTCAATGATCGCATTGAGAAGCTAGAGAAAACCCACGACGACACGCAGGGCCACAACTCAGGTAACTACTAAGATCAGTTCAGATAGGTCAGTGACCTGTTAACGCCCGAAGTACGCCCGAAACGTCCTTCGTCTTTTCAAACCAATGCCCGTAGCTTGCGGCGGCTCAGTTTTATCAGGAAATTCTGGGTCTATTTCGATGACCCCAGCAGGAACATCCTTGTGCCTGCTTGATTTCAGTGATTTTCCAACAGCAGACCCCGGTCTGATCACCTTGCCTGATGGGCATGGTTTTCTGGTGGGTGATGCAGTCAAGTTCTCTATTGAGGGCGGTGCAACTCTTGTCACCGGCCTGACAGAAGGAACTGACTACTACATCACCAACATCACCTCTAACAAAGCACAGGTTTCGGCCAGTGCTGGTGGTACGGCGGTTGATTTCACCAACACTCTCACGGAGGACACTGCCGGGGGTCACATCAACATGAAGCTGTCTGACTTCACGTCAGTCTGCAACGTGACCAACTTCGATTTATCGCTCGACAGAGAGCAGATTGAAACTACATCGCTTAGTTGTGGGTGTTCTTCGTCTGATGGTGGACTTGCTCCATTCAAGACGTATCAGCCTGGATTCATTGATGGCACCGGCTCGTTGACTGTGCAGTTCACTGCAGAGCAAGGCACCATGTCATCCCGTCTGCTGAAGTCATCATTGATGACCGATCAGAATGGAGCACAGATCCGGCTGTATATCAATACTGTCTGCACAGCAGGCGAGATTGATAACGACGCATCAGCGTATATCGAGGCACCGATCTCGATTCTTGGTTTCAGCTTCACGGTTTCACCTGAAGATGTCACCACTGCCACGGTGAATTACGCCCTGTCAGGACAGCCCACAGCATTCACATTGTGATCTGACGGCTATTACCTAGCCCCGTCAATAGGCGGGGCTTTTTTAATGCAGTAGTATTTACTGAACTAGGTACTTGCATACATGGGCTCTGCTCTCGACCGGCTAAAGAAGGCAGCAAACCTCAAGCCAAGCAAGCGGGATGTGACCTTGGCAAATGGAGATCTCTTCGAGTTTTATTGCACGCCGCTGACGATGGCGCAGCGCGAAAAGGCAAACAAGGACGCCAAGTCCGATGACATCAATGCCTTTGCCTTGCAGCTCTTGGTCAACAAGGCAACCGACGAAAATGGCGGTCGGCTATTTGGTCCAGGTGATCTGGCGGTACTAAAGAACGAAGTAAGGGACGAAGACCTGCAGTCATTGATGCTTGCAGTTATCCAAACTCCAGAGGAGGAAGCGGAGCTGGATCTCAAAAGCACTAGAAAGGGAGCTTGAGAAAGACGATTGGATGCTTTTGTCGTTCGGTGTAGCTAAAGAGCTTGGTTACACCGTTCAGGAACTGCACGAGCGGATCACGATGGAAGAGCTGCTTGGTTGGAGTTGCTACTTCGGGATTCTCAACCGGCGCCAAGAACAGGCGATGAAACATGCGCGGCAACGCAGATAGACTGTCGGAAGTAACCGAGTTACCGCGTGTCGAACTACAACGCTGATATCAGGATCGGCGTTGTCGGCCAGAGCAAACTCAAGACTCTTCAAACAGCACTAGATAAAGCCAACGCTTCAGTTAACAAGCTGAATAAAGCGCTGGTCTTAAAAGCCCGTACTCAAACAATCAAGCTCAATACCAAAGGAGCGGCGGCACAATTAAGACTGCTTGAAAATCAATTAAATAAATTAGGCCGTGTCATAACGGTCAAGGTCCGCACCACCGAAGAGAAAGGAAAAAGCAGTTCGGGTTCCACTGTCATTGCGGCGGGTTCCAACCAGGGAACAGGCGTTGCGCTGGCTTCGTTAAGCCGCCAGGCAACGCTACAAAAAGAGATCACTTCGGCCAGTAAAGCTGAGTCTGCAGCGGCTGAAGTAACTGAGCGCATCCGCAACCAGATCGAGCAAACAGACAGAGCCATTCTCAAGACAAGAGAAGAGCAGACCCGCTTAAACAAGACACTTCCTGAACAACGTGGGAATAGGAAGCTCTCATTCAAGGATCAGATTCAGCAACTAAGTGATGCTGGTCAGTTAACGAAAAAACTAGACGGTGATTTTGCCAAGTTAAAAACTAGACTTGCTGACGCCGGGCCTGGTGACGCAGGTAAGGAGTACAAGCGGTTCTTCGATGGCATCGCAGACGGAACCAAGCGACTGACTGCAGCACAGGGCCAGGCGGAAGAAGCAGCCCGGACCGGTATCCAGAAACAAATTGAGGAAAGGCGACGACTCGAGAAACGCAAAGATCAGCTCCTTAAGAGAGGGCAGACAGCGGAGATTGCGGGAGCCAACCGGGTAACGGAAGCGATTAAGACTGAGCTGCAGGAACGTGAATCAGCGGAGATTGCTTATGAACAAAGGCGTCAGCGTCGTATAAGCAGGATTCAAAAACGAGATGAATTATTAGCCAAGAAAAATAAAGGCCAGGGATTTGCAAAGGGTGCAAGAGGTGCAGCCGGTGTCGTTGGCTCTTCTGCTTTAAGTGGAATACCTGGACTGGGAGGTGCTGCAGCGGGGGGCACCGTTGGATTCTTTACTGCAGGAGTTCCAGGTGCAATTGGTGGCGCACTAGCTGGTGCTGCTGTTGATGGAGTTGCCGCATTAGCTGCTCTTGGAAAACAAGCCGCAGTCACCCGCGCCGAGTTTGACAAGCTTCAAATATCACTGGAGTTAGCGGCAGGCGCCGACTTTGAGAACTCGGTAAAGACAATTCAAAGAGTTGTCGATGACTTCAATGCACCACTGGTGGATACGACCGAGCAGTTCACCAAACTGTATGCAGCATCCCAAGGTTCAGGTATAGCCTTTAATGAACTTGAAGACCTGTTTGTTGGTTTATCTGCAGCAAATAAAGCCTACGCAGGTGATGCAGAAGACCTGAACGGAATACTTAGAGCCTTCACCCAAATCATATCTAAGGGTACCGTTCAGAGTGAAGAATTGAAGGGACAAGTCGGTGAACGTCTTCCAGGAGCCTTTAAGAAAGCCGCTGATTCACTGGGTTTAACGACCGCTCAGTTACAAAAAGCTCTTGAAAACGGCGACGTTAATAGTGCTGAGTTTGTCAAGAAGTTTGGCAAATACATGCTGCAATATGAGGAAGACGCAAAGATTATTGCCAAGTCACCTGCTGAAGCAGGAGCGCGGCTGAAGACAGCGATGGATAAATTGCTAGTGAGCTTAGGACCAGTGTTTGCTTCCATGGGTGCAGCCTTCCAAGACTTTGCAACGTTTGCTATTAACTCTCTAATACCACTGGCAAATTTTTTAAATAATATGTTTGCCAAGATTAGTGAGGCACCTATTGCAATAGCGAAAGCCCAAAGAAATGAGGCGTTACAGGAATTTAGGAGAGCAGATGCTGACGATTGGGATTTTGATTTACGGGAAGAGAATCTTGCCAGAGCAGTAGCAAACGTAAACAGTAAATTGGCTGAACGGGATGCGTTAGAGGCAGCTCTTCAACGTAGATCTAAACGTCAGACGCAGGCTGATTTACCAAATACCAATGATCCTAAACCTACGAAAGCTGGGGGAGGCAGTAAGTCCGGCCCATCTGATACCACTGCTCAGACGCGGGTAGAGATCCAAATGCAGCAAGAGCTGCTTCGTATAGAGCGTGAAAGATTTGATCTTGTCGGCAAGGAAGCTTCCCTAGAAGACTTTGACCTGCAGAGACAGCAGTTAAAAGCCGGATTAGCTGCAAATCTACAAAAGATCGATCAAGACAACATCACTGCTGCAAGCAAGATTGCAGAGAAAGAGCTTGAGCGTCTTAAGTATTCAACCGACTTACAGGCAATTAAGAATGCAGAGAAGGAGTTTACGCTCGAGCAGACTAAAGCGTTTGAGGAGCAGGTCTTAGAGCTACAAAACGCCATCGCGTTAGAGAGTGCAATAACAGATGAGATGAAGCGCCAGACAGAGCTGAAGATAGCTCTTGCTGATATTGACAGATCTGGATTAAGTGATGAACGCAAGGACACTCTCAGAGCACTGACAGAATCCGTATTCCAAAAACGCACTGATAACGCCGACCCGCTTAACCAATACTTCAATCAACTCACAGAAAAAGTAAATGACACCAGAGGGCAGATAACACAACTAGCCCAGACCGTCGAATCAGAATTGGGTAGTGCCATATCAAATTCAATCACCGGCCTAATTGATGGCACGACGACCGTCGAAGAAGCCTTCTCACAAATGTTTGCCAACATCGGCAAAGCCTTTATTGACATGGCCGCGCAGATGCTGGCTCAGAAAGCAGTGTTGGCTCTACTTAGTGCTTTCGGACCAAGCCCTGCCCCCGCCGGTTTTGGTGGAGTTACAGGAGGCAGAGGTCCAGAATTCTTCGGTCCTGCCTTCGCTACAGGCGGCGTTATGGCACCTAATTCAATGGCGTTAGTTGGGGAGCATGGACCTGAGCTGGTTACAACTGGCAGCTCACCCAAGTACGTGACCAATGCCAGCCAGACCAATGCCTTGGCTAAGTACAGCCCAGGCGGTGGGGGTGGCGGCAATAGCGGACCTGTCACTGTGAATTACAACGGACCGCAACTGACGTTTGATGGAAACCAATACATCTCAAAAGATGCGTTGCCAGAAATTATCAACACGGCTGCCAAGCAAGGCGCGAAGCTAGGTGAAGCCAATACGTTTAAAGCAATGCGTAATCGTCGTTCAACTCGTCAATCCATCGGTATCTAATGGAACGCATCTGTCAGCTAGTAATTGCCAAAAGCCCAGACGGTAAGACGGATTTGCGCTACCAAAACTATGACCAAGAGCAAAGCATCAAGTACAACGGGCGCGACTACGAGTTTTTGCCTTTTTTGTATCAAGGCGCCACGCGCAACAAGGCAGGCGACAACATGGAGTCAACGCTTGTTTTTGCGGTAAATCAACTGGTCACAAGCTCACTGGCAGAGCACGTCGAAGACCGATACATCTACCGAGTGATAACAGCATCAGTAAAAGTCGATGACAAAAACATCGTTACTGTCAAAAAGAAAATTCAAGAAGACGTATGGCTTGCCACCTCGCTTGGTTACGACTCAACAGAGGTGGACTTATTGCTGAGTTCTGCCATTGATGCAGTGGGAGCCAACACCCCAAATCGATTCCTGACCAGTGATTTGGTTGGTGCGTTACCGGTCACCGGATCGATTAACACCGGCTGATGCAAGTCCTGCAATTAATCGGGATGAGCTACCG